GTATAGCCGAAAGACCAGTGCGGCAGTGGCAGCACGCCTTGCACCCGCTGGCATTCCCATTTTCGACATGGACGGCGTTTATCCGCAGGCGTGTGACGAAATGCTAAGCGCAATCAATTCAGGGCGTTTGAAACACCGCGGTCAGGCGCAGTTGTCCGAAGAAGTTTTGGCAGCCGTGCAATTGCGTCGTGGTGACGGCGGGTGGGTTATCGGTCGCAGGGCTTCACAATCGGTCGTGTGCGGCGCAGTGGCAGTTGCCCTTGCAACACATTTTGCGACACGCCCAGAGAATGATCTTGACATCATGGTGGGTTGATCGTATAAGCCTGACACAATTTGCACATGGGATTTTTCGATCTATTCACGCCAAAGGTTGAGGCTGCCGTTCCAGTCGAAGCCACCAACGTGGACGCAGCTGCTATCGCGCCGTATTTCAGTGAAGTAGGAAATCTATTTCTATTCGGCGGCGTGATAACGGCTTCGCGTGCCGAAGCAATGAGCGTGCCAACGTGTGCGCGTGCGTTGGGAATTATTCAAACAATTGCGTCACTTCCAATGCACACACGCAATGAAGCAACAGGCGAAAAGGTTTCACAACCGCGCGTGATCAATCAACCTGACCCACGAATCCCAGGTGCGACGTTTTGGTCATGGATTATTTCAGACTTGTTCTTCTTCCCGTCCGCTTATGCGTACGTAATGGAAAGATACGCAGACACAGGCAAAATCCGCGCAATGGAGAGAATCGCACCTGAGCGTGTGACCATTCAAACCAACGGCATGGGTTATGAAATTGTTTCGTATCAAATTGACGGGGCTTACGTTGACCCTGCAAACCTGGTTGTTTTCCAGGGTACGCAAGAAGGTTTGCTAAGTCGTGCAGGTCGTACGATCAAGGCTGCGGCTGCACTTGAACGCGCTGCAATGAATTTCGCCGTTGAACCAATCCCGCAAATGGTTTTGAAATCAAACGGCACATCACTTCCAGCAGATCGCGTTTCAAAGTTGCTAACCGCATGGCGCACCGCGCGTGCAAATAAGTCAACGGCGTTTTTGAATGCTGACGTAACACTTGAAACATTGGGCTATGACCCAAAGAATCTTCAGCTGAACGAAGCACGCAATTACGTTGCGCTTGAATTATCACGTGCGTGTGGACTGCCTGCATACTTCACAGATTCGCAACAGTCTTCATTTACTTATTCAAACGCACTTGATAAGCGTCGCGACCTGGTTGATTTTGCATTCCGCAATTTCATGTCAATCATTGAACAACGCTTGTCATTTGCTGATTTCACACCAGCAGGCAATCGTGTTTCGTTTGACCTTGACGATTTCTTGCGTGGTAATCCTTATGAGCGCGCGCAGGTTTATGAAATCTTGAATCGTATCGGCGCAATGTCGATCGACGAAATACGCGAGGAAGAAGACATGCTGCTATGAAAAAAGTGATCACACCAATGCAAATCACGGCTGCCGATTCAAACAGTCGCACAATCTCCGGGCGCATTGTGACGTTTGAAGAGACTGGCAACGCTTCAATTGGCAAGGTGCAATTTGCTGCTGGTTCAATCGAACCAACTGCCGTTTTGTTAAACCTAGAGCATGACCGTACACGCCGAATCGGCAAAACACTTTCAATCGAATCAAATGAAAAGGGAATTGACGCGACTTTCAAAATCGCTGAGACAACCGCAGGCAATGACGCATTGGTTGAAGCGCAAGAAGGTTTGCGTGATGGTTTCAGCGTTGAAGTTTCATTTGACGAATACGAAACACTCAAAGACGGCACAGTCCGCATTCTCATGGGTGAATTGACAGGCGTTGCATTAACTAGCGAACCTGCAATTCGATCAGCACGCGTCGAATCAGTCGCGGCAACGGAAGAAGAAATTTCAGATTCGACAATCGAACCTGAAGCAACACAACCAACAGAAGGAGAAGACGAAGTGGAAGACACCGTCAAAGACGCTGCAACCGCCGAAACGGTTGAAGCCGCCCAGTCAATCACCGCAACCGCAAACGCGGTTGGTGGTTGGAAAGCAACACCACGCATTGAAATCACTGCGGCTAAGTACCTAGAAAATAAGGTTCTTGCTGCAACAGGTGATGAGACTGCACGTCAGTACGTTCTAGCAGCTGACAACACAACAGACAACGCAGGACTTGTTCCTACACGTCAATTGTCCGAAGTTATCAACGGACTATCAACAACAATCCGCCCAAGCATTGACGCGATTTCTCGCGGTACATTGCCTGACGCTGGTATGACTTTTGAAATTCCAAAGATCACTGCTGCCCCAACAGTTGCAATTGCTGCTGAAGACGCAATTTTCTCAGACACAGACCAAAATTCCGCGTTCTTGAGCGTGGACGTTAAGAAGTTTGCCGGACAACAAAAATTCAGCGTTGAACTTCTTACCAGAACGTCACCATTGTTCTACGACGAACTTCTTCGCAACATGGTTGCTGCAATGGCTAAGGCGCAAGACGCTTATGCAAACGCACAACTAGTCGCTGGCGCAACTGCTGACGCAACAGGAATCACAACATACCCAACTGCTGCTGAGTTGCTTGGCGTAATCGCACGCGGTTCAGCAAGCGTTTATGCTGCAACTGCTGGTCTTGCAAATCCATTTGCACGCAACATTTTGGTGAACACATCACAGTGGTCGAACCTAATGTCATTGAACGATTCAGGTCGTCCGATCTACAACGAAGTAACAAATCCTATGAACCAGCCAGGACTTGCAACACCTGGTTCGCTTCGTGGTCGCGTTGCAGGTATTGATCTATACGTCACGGCAAACACTGCTGCGACAACAGACACAGACGATTCGATCATGATCATCAACCCTGACGCATACACATGGTACGAGGGAACTTCATACCAGTTGCGTGCAGAATCAACCGCTGACGGTTCAATCACCGTGGGCGTTTATTCATTCGGTGCAGTTGCGACAAAGATCGCAGCAGGCGCATTTGGTGTGAATAAGTCGTAATCGACAAAAACTAATCATGCGGCGGGTTCTCCCGATCTCGCCGCAGCCGATCGAAAGGAAACGGACATGCCAGCCATTGTCACCGCCAGTCAATTGCGAACAGTGCTTGGCGTGTCCGTTTCACTTTATTCAGACAGTTACCTGGACGAAATCATCAACACCGCTGAAGCGGTCATTTTGCCAATGCTTGTCGCAAACACTTCGGCAATTGAGTCATACAAACTTGAATCAAACGTTGCGTACTTCTACACCCAACGCAACCACCATTTTGTTGCAGGTCAATCGGTCATTGTGACTGGTCTGCCAGCACCGTTCACCGCAACGCACACCGTCGTGACCGTCACGCCTTATTCGTTCACCGCTGCATTGACTTCATCAAATGTCACATTGCGCGAGATCATTCCAACAGGCACGGCAACACTTCAAGGCTATTCAGCAGCTGATTTATACGCAACCAGCGCACCAATTGAATCTGCAATCCTTGCCGTTTCCGTTGAAGTATTCCAGTCACGTGTTGCAGCAGGCGGACAGATCGAGGGCGTAGATTTTGCTTCAACGCCTTACCGAATGGGTCGAAGCCTAACCAACCGCGTGTCCACATTGCTTATGCCTTACCTGGACGTTGAAACGGTCGTTCAATAAGTGCCAGCCAACGCCGTATCCGAAACACGTGCAGCCCTAGCAAACGCCTTCAGCGCGCTATCTGCCAACGTGTACCCGAGTGTCCCTGAAGCACCAATTCCACCTGCGATCGTGGTCGTTCCCGATTCGCCTTACATGGAAGTTGTGCTTATCGGTAAGTCAAAGACACAGGTCAAAATCAATTTTGCCATTTCGGCAATTGTTGCTTCAAATAGCAATGCAGGTTCGTTAGACAACCTGGAAAAACTCATCATAGGAATTCTTGCGGCAATGCCCGCAGGATACGTTGTTGGCGTTGTTGAAAAGCCGACAGTTTTGGAAGTAGGTCAAAGTCCAATGCTGGTGGCAGACATAAACGTTTCGACGTACTACACACAAACAACATAGGGGACAAAATGCCAACGACAATCATAACTGGTCGCGATTTAGTCGTGACCATTGCAACCGTTAACTACGACGCGCAGGCGACCAGCGCAACACTTGCAAATTCACCAACCGTCGAGACTTACCAGACACTAGACGGCAAGGCTTACAAGCACATTGACGACCAGTGGACATTCGACGTTTCAATGCTTGCAGACTGGGGCGCGACTGGTTCATTATGCGAAGCACTATGGTCAGCATGCGAATCAGCACCAAACACAACACTTGCAGTTTCATTGACTGCAGTGACTGGTGCAGTGTTTGCATTCAACGTCATGCCAGTATTTCCAGCAGTCGGCGGGTCAGCACCTGACGCGCAGACAGTTGACCTATCATTCATAGTGGTGGGAACACCTACTGAAACATTCAGTTAAAAACTACTAATCGGGAGACAAAATGAAGTTACCAATAACAATTGAATACAATAACGGCGACCAAATCACCTACACGGCAGCACCGCCTGAATGGGTGAAGTGGGAAAAGCAAACGGGTCACACCATTGCCCAGGCGCAGGAAAAGATCGGAATTTCCGACCTGGTATTCCTTGCCTATCACGCCATGAAACGAGAAGCAGCTGGTAAGCCAGTCAAGCCGATCGAAGCATGGACGGAAACTATTTCCGAAGTGATCGTCGGTGAAGCAAACCCAAAAGTTACCCAGTCGGAAGCCTTAGCAGAATAGTTTGGGAGATAGCCCTGGCAACGGGGCTATCACCAAATGAGTTTGAAAGTGCCGAAGACATTTTGACGGTCATTGAAATTTTGGAAAGGCGGGCAAATGGCTAAGGAAGCAATTTCCTACGACAAAGCCGAATTGCGCGCCATTTTGCGATCGTTCAAAGCAATGGACGACGAAGCAACCCAGCAAGCAAAAGAAGTGACCAGCGAATTGGCAACCTACGTTCGCGGCAAAATCATTGATAGCGCAAACGGGGCAAGCAATCGAGTTGCACCAAAAATTGCGCAGGGTTCAAAAGTTTCAAAGTCGTCGAAGATCGGTGAAATTTCATTTGGTTTTGCTGCGCAAAAGTTAAGCGGCGGCGGCACGACCCAACAGGTTTGGGGCGGTTACGAATTCGGTTCAAATCGTTTCAAGCAATTTCCAGTCTGGTCAGGTCGCGAAGGTCGCGGTTCACGCGGCTGGTTTATCTATCCAACACTTCGAAGCGCGCAGCCTGACATCATTAAAAAATGGGAAGAAGGATTTTCCAAAATAGTTAGGAAGTACACCTAATGGCTGGAAGTCGCACCCTTAAACTTTCGATTCTTGGCGACGTTGACGGTCTTAACAAATCGCTGAAAACCGCGTCAGGTGACGTTGACACGTTTGGCGACAAGGTTGGCAAGGCAGGCGTTGCAATCGGTAAAGCGTTCGCCGCAGCTGCTGCCGCCGCTGGTGCCGCCGCAATCGCAATTGGTATCGAAGGCGTAAAGGCTGCGATCGAAGATGAAAAAGCGCAGACGCAATTGGCACTTGCGTTGGAAAATGCAACGGGTGCAACTCAGGCACAAATCAAAGCAACCGAAGATTCAATTCTTCAAATGTCACTTGCCACGGGTGTGGCTGACGACGAACTGCGCCCGGCACTTGGTCGACTGGTTAGATCGACGGGCGACGTTTCAAAAGCGCAAGATTTACTTTCAACCGC